ACCTTCAGCTTGTCCATTTCCAAAGGGTGCTTCTCAGCAGCCCATTTGCGTTGCAGCAATTCTTGAGTCTTGGCATCGGCCGCGTTGTAGAGCGAAGCCTGCGCGCGCGTGGACAGGACACTGGTGATCTTGTCAGCAGCGTCGATGTTGCCTTGGGCAATCAAAGCCTTGGCTTTGTCGACGTCCGGTGCTTCCTTCTGATCCAACGCTGCGTTCTGGTACGCCCAGCCTTCTTGGTCACGTTTTTGCAAAGTGCCCAGACGAGTGTCGAGCGCCGTGCGTGCAGCCGTCTGGTCAACCTGCGCACCAAAGCCAGACAACATGGTCTGGAGTTCGCCTGAATCCTGCAGTGCCTTCATGCCCTCGGCACCTTGGGCTTGATACAAGCGGTTCAAGAATGCGTTGGTGTTGTTGTCTTTCTGGACTTTGAAGTTCTGCTCGTCAATTGCAGACTGCTGTTTCAGTGCATCATCAAATGCACCAAAGCCAGTACTGATCATGCGTTGTGCAGAGTCCAGCGGACGGCTGGCATCAGCCAGCGACGGACCCGAAACGGTCCGCCAAGTGATGGGACCGTTCATTACTTGACTCCGTTCTGTGCCATGTACTCACCCACCGACTGGTAGGCACCTGCGTTTGATGCCACGCGTGCGCGCTGGCGATCTTCAAGCGATGCGTTGGTGGTTGTCTTCTGAGCAGCAAAGTTGCGCTCAAACTGGCTTTTGCTGTTGGCCAGCGCATCCTTGGCTAGGTTGTACTGCTGCATGCCCAGGTACAAACTACCAATGCCTTGAGCGGCACCCAGTGCCAAGCTACCGTAGCCACCCACCTTCTGACCACTCTGTGGATCAATGCTGTCGATGACACCATTGGTACGAAGCCAGTTAGTAAAGGAGCTACCCATGCCAGGGGTGCCACCGGCAGGAACACCTGTGATCGGTGCGTTGACGGCGCTGCCGGCAAACATGCCTTGGTTTGGAGCCAAGCCATTGCTGCCCATGGGCATTTGCTCGAAGTCCGCACCAATCATGGCAGGAGGTCCACCCGCAGTGCCGGGAACAGCAACTGGAGTATTCCAATTGCCGAAAGAATAGGGACGAGGTTGTTGGCTCTGGTACATGCCCGCCAAAGAATAATCAGCCATAAAGGGGTTCTCCTAACGTGTCTTGAACTTTCGGTAGGGTGAGTGCCATGTCCACGTAGGAGCCAATTGCATTGATACCCAATGTTCCGATATTGCCATAGTGTACCGTTCTATTGAAATAATCTGCAGGTTTCTCCCCGAAGATCGTGAACGGACTAAGCAAGGTTTGAGTCTCTAAAAGTTTCTCTGCAACTTCTAAATCCTTTTCTTTTTCATCGACATAGAGCTGGAACATTTTCTGTTGATCCAGCAAGTCTGCAAAATTGGATTGCAATGCCGTCTGGCTTAAACCATTGGACAGCATCAGCAAGTCACCGGCATAAGGCGCACCCTTGATGCCGTTCATGCCAACCTGGAAAGCCACGTAAATTGTGGCAGCCAAAGCCAAGATCATGGCTACTTCGGCACCAAAGGCTTTGACAAAGATCTTGAACGCGGCTTTCATCACCAGACCGGTCAGCACCACGTCGATCAGGATGATTGCAATGGCTGCTGACGTGCCCGTGAGCTCAGCAATACTGACAATGGCCTTGGCCCATTCGGATCCTCCTGCTTCCCAGGTCAGGTACAGCACGATGATCGCAATCACCTGAAGCACGATCTTGAACCACTCTTGCTGGTACCACTTGACTTTGGTGATCGTCCGGCTGTTGAAGACGAAGTGCAGCGAGCGCGCGTAGAGCGTCTCTCGATCGGCAATCGAGTAGTCTTCGCTGACGGTTTTGTCGATTGGGATCAGAAGGATCGAATCGGTCTCATCACCCACGGTGGTGTAGCCGCCGTAGATGTAGTAGGTCATCGAAAGCCCGGTCACCAGGATTTCTTCATACATGTTCTTGGAGATCTGGTGCTGGTAGCGATGCACTTTGACGGGCATGCTTTGCATAACCTGTTCTCCCGTGGCTTCATCCACCGTCGGGGTCTGTATCTCTGTCGTCCCATAGGTGCTGGTGTAGGTGCCGACTTTCCCTAGGGTGCCGGCTACCAACCGCTTGTAGATGCCGCCATGGCCCAGGGCCATTTTGAAGCGCGCATCCTGAATCAAGATCGTGTGTTGGGCAAAGATTTCAGCAAACACACTGGACAACACCGAACCATACACCTCAGTGCCCGCTGCGACGTTCGACAGAATTGCCGCGGCAATGGGCGAGTTGTTGCCCCCAGTCACAGCATGCAGGTTGTCGAAGTAGTCAAACAAGTACCGGTTCTCCATGGCATTGGTTGACACCGGGGGCACGGCCATGACCAGCATGGCTTGCTCGACATCGGCAATATCCGGGTTTGCATTGATCGACGCGGCCACAGCCTGGTAGTCCATGCCCAGGTACTGGACCATTTTCTTGGTCGTCTTGTAGGCCTGCGTGCTGGTGTCGGAGGTGGTCGACGCTTTGTTGTATCGGAAGTAGGCAAACGGGAAGTACGTGCCTGACACGGCAGCCGACTCCACAAACACGGCATCCAAGGTCGGGTAAGTGCCGGCATCGTTTTTGTAGAGCCAGAACTTCAACTCACCGTCTACGCGGTAAGCGGCATGGAAGTAGCCATCGTCAATGTCAAACTCCGACATGAAGATCTGCATGGACTCTTCTTGCACAACCGCTCCCACCTTCCACACGTAAGTCACCTTGACATGGAGCTCGGTTGCTGTGCTGCTGGTGTTGATCGGGCTGTGCTTGATGAAGTTGCGAATCATGCCTTCGCTCATCGGCCGCTGCGGGGTGTAGCCGGCACAAGGTGCAGTACCCCATTGCTCGAGTGCGCGCGAGTCGATCGTGTTGATCCGGTCAGCCGGCACCACAACCACCATGTCTTTCAAGTACACCGGCGCGCCCTTGGCAGCGGTCAGGGTGTCAAGCTGGTTGGTTTCATAGTCATAGCCGTAGCTGGCCACCAACTTGCTCCAGCCAATGTGCAGCGCGTTGGGCGTCCCAAAGTGCGAGTACTCCATGTAGACCTGCTGGCCTTCAACCAACGTCTCGATGACGTTCTCGACTTCTTGCCGACCTTGGGTCGATGAGTACTGTTCGCCTGATGGCAAGCCATAGGTGTAGTGCTGCTCGGCATAGCGGTACATCCGCTCGGCTTTGACACCAATGCAGCTGACCAGCTCTTCCATGAGGTAGTCAGGGATGTTGCCTTCGTTCATCAAGGCCTTGGTCAAGCCCACCTTGGTGGAGTCGACCAGCATGCGGTCCTCGACCACGCGCACCACGGAGGTACTGACCGAGGTGACTTCCTTGCTCTTGAACGGGTTCCATCCCATGGGTGATCCTGACTACTGCTGAGGTATGAAAAAAGGGAGCACTGGGCTCCCTCGTTTGGCTGGGTGAGGGGTTAAGCCGAGACCCCTGCCAAGAGTTTCGTCACCGCTCGGCCCACCGCCTGGTCGTTGAGCATGTTGGTGCCGTCGGCTACCGTGCCCTCGTCCGTGGTGCGTCGCACGTTCCAGCTGTCCACCATGATCTTGGTGGCTTTCTGCTCGGCATCGCGTTTGAAGCCATCGGACTGGGCCAGGTACAAGGCCTTCTGGCGGCCCAAGATGCTGTCGTCGTCCACGCCCAGGGCCAAGGTCTGCGCACGCTCAGAAGCGGTCTTCTGAGTGAGCAAGGCGATCTCTTGGTTGGTGCGGCTGATGTTGGCTATCGTGAGGTCGTACTCGGCGCGCAGCTTGCACTCTTGGGCAACCAGCACGGTGTTCTCGGTCACGGCATTGATGCGTTGCTGTTCAGCCAACGCAATTTGTTTGACCAGCAGCTGCGCTTCCAGGTCCGCCTTCTGTTTGGTCAGAAGGAACTGGGTCGCCGTCTGCAAGACTTGTGTCATGGCACCCAGATAGACCTCAGCATATTCGCCGCCTTTGATTCGGTTCTTGTTGAACTCGGAATCAAGATGCGCCGCAGCGGCTTGCATCAGAACGTCAAAGACGCCTGAGCCGTCGACCGTCTTAGTGGTCAGATCTGCATTGGTAATTGCTGTCATAGGTCTATCCGGGATTTGGTTTTAGTTTTCGATCGCGCCGCTCATGGCTTGACGTTGAGCCAAGTCATGCAGCTCTTCAGCATTGAGCTCAGGCAAGATCTCAATGGCGAACTCACGGATGAGCTTGCCCTTGCGAGACTTGTTGCCACGGCTGTCTGTGGTGGTCACAAAGACCTGGCACATACGGTCAGCCAAAGCCTTGTAGATGATGTTGGGGACGTGCCAACCTTCATCTGCGTTGAACGGGATGAACTTGCTGAAAGCACCCACGCGGGCATTGCCCACGCTGATGATTTCGCCTGGCCACTCGGACTTGGCTGGGTTCATGCAGGTCAAACGGATGCGCACCAAACGGGCAGCATCGTCTTTCAAGCGCTTGGTCTTTTGACCTTCTGTCTCGACAGCCGTGTTGATCACAGCAGCGGCAGAAGGCTCAGGTGTTTCGGGGTCTGCACTGGGGGCTTCACCAGCCACGGCAGCATTCACTTTTTCGCGGAGCTTTTCCAAACCAATGGAAGGATGGTAGGACACGCCCATCATGTCAGCGCGCGCTTTCAAAGCGACGAGCTCGTCTTGGGTCGTTGTTTGGATATCGGTGTCTTGAGTTTGTTCAGACATTGCGTTCTTTCAGAGTTGGGAAAAACAAAAGCGGGGAAGGAAGGTTGCCCTTCCCTCCCCTAGCTACTTACATCTTGGCTGCAGTCTTGATCAAAGCGATACGCTCTGGACGCAGGGCCATGAAGCCGTAGTACCACTTGATGGACATGAAGCCAGTCTCACCATAAGGATCTTCCTTGGTAGCCATCGCTTCACCAGGAGCCTTGTGCATGATCTTGAACTTCACGGTCTTGCCGTCGGTTTGGAAGCCGATGGTTGTGAAGGACTCATCGCCCACCACCAAGATTGGGAACACGTCGTAGCGACCAGCGGTCTCGTAGCAGGTAGCGTCGCCAGAAGCGTCAGCACCAGCACCAGCCCACTTCATCATCTCGGGAACCACAACCAGACGGAACTGGTCAACGGTACCGACTTCACCGTTCAAAGTCGTGCCTACGGCATCGCCGTAACGCTCAACGCCCACGAATGCAGGGTTGTCGTGCAAGTCTTTCATCGCACGGAAGGTAGGCAACAGCTCAGAGCCGATGTAAGCGACGCGAGCAGACGGGATGGTCTTCGTGTCGATCATGCGCGAACCAGTGATGATCTTGGTTTGCTTGGGGCAACGGTTTTGATCCAACTGGATCGAAACACGGAGCAAGTCACCGTAGGTCACCAAGTCAGAGCTTTGGATCTCGGCATTGGTCGTAGCGTCACCGGCGAAGCGAACCACACCAGCAGCGTTGATCAAGTCGATTTGCAGAGCATCTTCGGTGATCTCGTTGGCACCCAACAGCATTTCGCGGTTGATGTGTTCCATGAGTTCAGCGTCGGTGTCGAAGTCCATCGACTCTTGGGTGTACTCGTCGAAGAAGCCGAACTTCTCGAGAGTGCCTTCGAGTTCGATACGCTTGAAGCCCACGCGGTTCACGCGGCCACCGGTTTCGCTCAAAGCGGGCATCTTGCCGGAGATCGTGCCGATGTCCTTGCTAGTGCCGTACAGGTTGCCAGAGCCTTGTTGAGACACGGCACCAATGTTCAACGCGACGATGGTGTTGGCCTTGGTTGCGTTGGCAACCTTGAAGT